GTCATAGTCGATGAAGATGGCTTTCATCTCACCCAGACCGACAACATGGGGCTTGAGGATAACTTAAGCCTCTCATGGGATCACTTGCTCGGTCTAATTGAACTAACTGAAAAAGTAATGGAAAACTTCTATGTCAGACACTAGAATTTCTTTGCCGCTGGGTCGCGCAATTTACCCCGCCCTCAAACAACCTGATACCAAGTTCCATGACCTTGGCATCTACAAGTGCAATGTTAGTGTGCCTCTCAAGGCAGCTTCAAGCACGATGGAAAAACTCTCTGAAATCCACAAACGCCACACGGGTAAAGTCCCCGCAAAAGCGGACAACACTCTATGGAAAATGGAGGTGGATGAAGAGACAGGCGAAGAGACAGGCAATGTCATCTTCAAATGCACCGTCAAAAATGTGCGCCGCCGCGATGGTGAACTTTGGGATCGCCGCCCTAAACAGTTTGACGCCAAAATGAACCCTGTTGACCTCGACCCCTACGGCGGCACGGAACTTTACGTTTCCGCGTCTGTCTATGAGTGGTCTGCGGGTGGAAAGAAAGGCGTCAGTCTGCAACCTCTTGCGGTCCAAATTATTAACCTAGTTGAGCGCGGCGGCGGTAACGCCGAAGGCTTTGGTTTCCAAGCCCAAGATGGGTTTGAAGCCGACACCACCCACAACAATAACTATAACTTTGGTGGTTCCGATGAGACAACCGAGGCAGAGGAAGAGTTCGAAGACTTCTAAAACCAAAGTTGGTCTTAAATACGGTTTTCGTTCTGGTCTGGAAGAACGGTTAGCCGAAGAGTTAAAGAGTAAGGGGTGTGGTTTCACCTACGAAGAGGAAGCTATCCACTACACGAAGCCAGCCAGACAAAGCAAATACACCCCTGACTTTATTATTCTCAAGCGTCCTGACGGGAAACTTAAAGAGCGGCCTTTGGTAATCGAATCCAAGGGCCGTTTCCTTACGGCGGATCGTCAGAAACATTTATTGATTAAAGACCAACACCCAGACATAGACATTCGTTTTGTATTCTCGAATTCGCGTCAAAAAATCAGCAAGCAATCTAATACCACCTACGCAATGTGGTGCGACAAACATGGCTTCGATTACGCTGACGCTTCGGTTCCCGACGAGTGGCTATGGGAATGAGCAATGTATAACAAAACCAAGAAGCGTAATGAAACGCTCTACATGATCGTGGATCACACGGGGACAACTCCCAACATACAAATTGATGCACAAAACTTAGACAACCGAGATAGGTCAAAAGGTTATTTCGGTTGTCGCTATCATTATGTTATCACACGAGATGGTTTGATCCAATCAGGGCGCACCCTCGACAGGGTGTCGCCTCTAACTGGTGTTTACGATTATGTGTCAATCACCGTCTGTTTAGTCGGTGGTAAAAACATTGAGGGAGAACCCGAGGACAACTTTACTGACAAGCAAAAGGAAGCCCTCAAAGAATTAATCACCCTATCTAGAAAATTGCACCCAGACCTTGTGGTCCTTGGGCGCAGAGAGGTTCGCAAGCAACGGACCACAGGACCCGCGCTTGACCTCACACCTTTTAGATAGGAGCCGCTATGGATACTCAGGAAACGAGTTCACTAATTAGTCATGGCCCATGCGATAACTGCGGGTCATCTGATGCAAACGCTGAGTATTCGGACGGTCACTACTATTGTTATTCGTGTGAGACCCACACGCCCAGCGCGGGTGGTGAAGCGAAAACGACCCCGAGATTAAGTCCTGATCTAATTCCCATTGGCAGCTATCAGGCTCTTGCTAAACGCAAGATCACTGAGGCAACCGCCAAGCGGTTTGGCTACAGTCTTAGCACCTTCAAAGGTCAGACCGTCCAAGTTGCCAACTACAAACGCAATGGACAAATCATTGCCCAAAAGATCAGGTTCCCCAACAAAGACTTCTTGATGTTGGGCAATGCCAAAGAGAGTGGCCTCTTCGGTCAGCACCTTTGGCGAGATGGTGGTAAAACTCTATGTATAACCGAAGGGGAAATTGATTGCCTCACGGTGTCCCAAGCGTTGTCTAAAGATAACAAGTGGCCCGTGGTTTCCATACCCCAAGGTGCCGCTGGTGCAGCGAGGGCAATCAAACGCGAACTAGAGTTTGTATCCAGCTACAACAAAGTTGTCATTATGATGGACAACGACGAGGCGGGACGCAAAGCGGCGAAAGAAATCGCCATGTTGCTCAAGCCCAATCAAGCATTCATAGCAGAGTTTCCCGCCAAGGATGCTTCTGAACTTATGATGGCTGGTCGCACACAAGACATTGTGACCGCCTTCTGGGAAGCCAAACCCTACCGACCTGACGGGATTATCCAAGGCTCAGACCTGTGGGAGAGTTTAACCCAAGAGGACACCACGGAAAGTATAGCGTGGCCCTACGAGGGTCTTAATAGACTGACGCATGGGTTGCGGCGGGGTGAACTGGTTACGCTCACCGCTGGATCAGGTGTTGGTAAATCACAGGTTTGCCGCGAGATTGCTTATCATCTTATCAAACAAGGTGAGACCATTGGCTACGTTGCTCTGGAAGAGAACGTAAAGCGCACGGCGCTGGGCCTCATGGGATTGGCAATTAACAAACCTTTACACTTATCAAAAGAAGGAGTGACTAATGCTGATCTCAAGTCTGCTTTCGACGACACCGTTGGTTCTGGTCGTGTTTACCTCTACGATCATTTCGGCTCTATGCTTGCGACCAATCTTCTCGACAAAATCAGATACCTTGCCAAAGGCTGTGATGTTGGCTGGGTTATCCTCGATCACCTCAGTATTGTGGTTTCAGGCATTGATGATGGCGATGAGCGGAAAACTATCGACGTTCTAATGACGCAACTAAGATCGCTTGTCGAAGAGACAGGTATCGGGCTGATCCTTGTTTCACACTTGCGGAGACCAGAAGGTAACCGTGGGTGGGAGGAAGGTCTAATCACAAGTTTGAATGCCCTTCGTGGAAGCGCATCAATCGCGCAGTTGTCAGACTCCGTAATTGGACTAGAGCGCAATCAGCAAGACCAAGAGACTGCCAACCAAGTCACCGTGAGGGTCCTCAAGAACCGCTTCTCTGGTGAGACAGGCGTAGCGACAACCCTCTACTTTGATAGGGTAACTGGTCGCCTGTCTGAGCATGAATTTGTGAGCGACGAATTCAATGAATACTGACGAAATCTTTGAAAAGGCTGAGATGTTCTGCGTCTTAGCCGCTCAAGACCCAGACGTATATACAGAAGCATATACGCACTGGAACACCCTAGCACAGCAACACGAACACACAGGATGGAAAGTCATGCGCGGTAAAACTCAACACGACAAGATTATGAACCACCTACAAAAAGCGGGATCAATCACAGTCCGCGAGGCTCTGGTGGAATACTCAATTCAATCTTTGACCAAGCGTATCCAAGAGTTGCGCGGCATGGGTCACAATATCGTGTCGAAAGTTAAACAGCACCCAATCACGGGGCAACGATACACACGATACACACTTCAATCCTAATCTCAGGGGGCCGATATGAGCGTATATGTAGGCGACATTGAGACCGATGGTCTGTTGGATACACTGACCAAGGTTCATTGTTTGGTGCTGCAAGACGTAGACACCAAAGAGGTGTTCTCATACGGCCCCAACGAAATTCAAGAGGGGCTTGCCCGTATGAAGTCAGCAACTAAGCTGATCTTTCACAACGGTATCAAGTTTGATTTCCCCGCACTTGAAAAGGTTTACCCTGACTTTCACATTGAACGTGACAGGGTAATCGACACCCTAGTATGCACTCGCCTTATCTGGACCAACCTAAGTGACACGGATGGTGGTAGGATTGCAGCGGGAAAGATTGAACCGAAACTAAGAGGTTCTCATTCGCTGGCGGCGTGGGGCAAACGTCTAGGGGTCTTGAAGGGTGACTTCGGTCAATCTACGGATTGGTCTGAATGGTCCCCCGAGATGCAGAAATATTGCGAACAGGATGTGGCTGTCACTCTTAAACTGTGGGCAGTTATCTCAGCAAAGGAGTATTCTGCCACCGCACTAGACCTTGAACACCAAGTGGCTTGGATCGTTGCGGAGCAAGAACGTCATGGGTTCCTATTTGACGTAGCTAAGGCAGAGAAACTTTTGATGCACCTCCAACAAGAACGTGCAAAGATTGAGGCTGACTTACAAACCATATTCGACCCGTGGTATTCTGCTGTCGAAGAGAAGACCCCAAGCAAGACCATCAACTATAAAACTATTGATCGTCATTCTGTTTGGGCTGGTGCGCCCTATACAGTCATAAAGCAAAATGTGTTTAATCCAAACTCTAGGATGCACATAGCTGACCGCTTGATTGCAAAGTATGGCTGGAAACCCTCAGAGTTTACACCTGACGGTCGCGCCAAGGTAGACGAGAGTGTTCTTGAGGAACTCCCGTATCCAGAGGCGCAAGCAATCGCCAAATCTCTGATGCTACAAAAAAGGATCGGACAGATTGGTGAGGGCAATAATGCGTGGCTCAACCTTGTTGGTGACGACAGCCGTATCCGCGGTGCAGTGAACACTAACGGTGCTGTCACTGGTCGCATGACACACAATTACCCTAACGTAGCCCAAACCCCTTCGGTTGGGAAACCATACGGTAAAGAGTGCCGTGAGTTGTTTATGGTTCCTAAAGGTAAGAAGTTGGTTGGTGTTGACGTTTCGGGTCTCGAATTGCGGATGCTGGGTAGTTACCTCCATCGTTTTGACAACGGTGCTTATGGTAACGAAGTCGTCAACGGCGACATCCACACCGTCAACCAAAAGGCTGCGGGTCTCCCGACAAGGAACCAAGCAAAGACTTTCATCTATGGTTTCCTCTATGGCGCTGGGGCTGCGAAGATCGGCTCCATCGTCGGTAAGGGTCCCAAGGAAGGTCAGAAACTCAAGACCAAATTCCTCGACCAGACCCCAGCGTTAGCCAAGCTAATCGACGCGGTTACCTCTGCGTCCAAGCGCGGTTTCCTCAAGGGTCTAGATGGTCGTGAGTTACATATCCGCAGTAGCCATGCGGCCCTAAACACCCTCTTACAATCAGCGGGGGCATTGGTGTGTAAACGCTGGGCTGTCGAGATGGACCTCGCTTTGCGTGAGCGGGGCCTAAAGCACAAGTGTCAAGTCGTGGCAAATATTCACGATGAACACCAATACGAATGCGACGAAGACATAGCGGAACTGGTGGGCGAACTCTCTGTTCAGTCGATCAAGAAAGCGGGTCACTTTTTCAACATAAAGGTAGAATTGGATGGCGAAGCAAAGATCGGCAACAACTGGTATGAAACCCACTAACCCACCAAAACCAAAGGCTCTCCCGAAGGTGTGCGGAACTTGTCACTATCTAACCTCCCAAGGTGGTGATCGGTTTCGCACACACTTTTGTCGGAGATACCCAAAAACAGAAATCGTAACGCCTGATTACTGGTGTGGAGAGTGGAGTGCCAAAGATGAGTAGGACAATACTGATCGACGCAGACATTACCTGTTATCAAGTGGCGGTTACCAACGAGGAACCAACACGTTTTGATAGCGGTTTGTGGGTCCTGTGGGCAGACGAGAACAAAACTAAACAAGATTTCGATGAAGCGATTGATGCAATCGTGGAGAACACAGAGGCAGATGATTACATCCTGTGCCTAACGTCTGAACACAATTTCCGTAAGGACATCCTGCCTTCCTACAAGGGTAACCGCAAGGAAACCCGAAAGCCCATGATGCTCCCATTCTTGCGGAAGCATATTATGGATCACCACCGTCACGAAATCCGCGAGGGTCTTGAGGGTGATGACCTTATGGGTATCTATGCGACAAACCCGAACCTTGACGGTGAATTCGTTATTTATTCTGCCGACAAGGACATGAAGACCATTCCTGCCTTGCTTTGGTCTGTTGAGGACGGGATGCCTGTCAAGATTAGCGAAGAAGAGGCTAATCGTAATTGGTTACTCCAAACCTTAACTGGTGACACCACAGATGGTTATAAAGGGTGTCCCAATGTTGGCCCCGTGGCAGCAAACAAAATCCTAGACAAAGATTGTAGCTGGTCGGCGGTTGTCGCTGCATACGAAAAGGCTGGCCTCACTGAACGTGATGCTCTGCAACAAGCCCAAGTCGCCCGTATCCTACGGTTCGACAATTACGACTTTGACACAAACACGGTAAAGGTGTGGACCCCATGAAACCTATGGAT